ACTTCGGAAGCCAAACCAAAACCGTAATCGCCCATTCTGCCAGCAACTGCTACTGTTGAGCCAGTAGCTACAGAAGATGGTGCATAACCAGTAAGCAATACTCTTACACCTTCAATAGTTTTATTGCGGATAAGTTCTTCTTTGTAAAGCTCGGCAACTCCGCCGGATGCATCACTGATAATATAAGCGTAAATAGTTGGGTTCATTATAATTATAGCATCATCTGTAAAGTCTCTAACTTTTAATGCAAGCTGAACTAAATCATTCATGCGAACTGCACCAGCATTAGCACAATTTATATTTTCGGTGAGGCCGTTAAATAAACCGTCAAAGTTTAATCCGGTTCCGTCGCCTTGTATAACTTGTTTAGCAAAGCCATCGGCGAAAGCATCGGCAAATATCATTGGCAATTCAGATTCGAGGTTCACGCTTCCTAAAGTCAATGCCTCTGCGCTTACTGGAAGAATTGATACAAAAGCATGTGGAGTAATTGATTTGCTTCCAAGCCTTGCCTGTGTATCGTTAGCTATATTAGTTGCCCCTTCTGCGTATGCGCCGGGTACTGCGAGAGTTGGAGACCAGACTGGAATATTTGTTGAGGCATTGGCGCCATAGAAATATCTGACCAGATTAAGGATTTCTCTCTTTTGGGAAAGTTCTTTTGCAAGCTCCCTGATTTGGTTGATTGCGCCAGTACCATTAAGTGTAATTGCCCTCTTTTCAATCATGGCCTTTTTAATATCTTCCATCGAGGTGCTTCTTTCCTCGGTTGGAACATTGGCCTGCGCTATTTGCTGTTCAATTTCACGCTTTTGTAATTTTAATTCGTCTAATTGCTTTTGTGCATCTTCACCTTTGATTTCTCCTGACTTCACTTTATCTGAAAGTGAACGAAGCTCGACATTAATTTTTAGTAATTTTTCATTCATAATTTTATTCCTTTATATTGCTAATTCCGCTTCAATAAGAAGCTCTATTTGAGTTGTATCTTCTTTAGTTTCAACAGAAGTGTCTACTTGTTCTTGAGTGGTATTACCCTGCTCCGTTTCAACTGCTTCTTGTTCTTCACCAATGAGATTTCTCAATGAATTAATAGTATCTTGTATCGTTAGTTTATCTGCATCTTGTAACTCATCTTTTTCAAGGGCCTCATTTAATGCTTCAATATTAATATTTTGTTTTTCAAGCCCTCTCATATAAGTTAAACTTGTGGTTTCTTCATAAGCTGGAAATGGAACGCAAAAACTTACTTCCATAAGTTTTACTTCTTTCAGCGTTCTTGTTTTTCCGTCAATTTCGTCAATCCATTTAACAGGCTTAAAACCGAAACTCATAGTTTTTACATCGCCACGGCTTATAACTTCATAAGCGTCATTTGCGTAACTTGTATTTGGTAATTTGCATCTGCATATTAAACCTGTTTCACTGTTTTCTAAAACTAAAGTGCCGGATTCTGTGGAGCCTAATACTTTATTATCATCATGATTAAATAAAGCTCTGACAGTTGTTTTATCTGCCAAAGTCTTTTTAAATGCAGTTTTACTTATGATTTCAGTAGTTCCCCAAATTGGCACTGACTTTGAATCATAAGGAATAATTCCCTCAACTATTTTCTTTCCAGTTGCTCCTATTTCAGCTCTCAACTCAATGCTATTGAACGATATCTTTCTTTTCTCGTGTTTGTTCATATTATTTAGTTTCCTTATTTAATTATTCCTATTCTGTTCAATCAAAAATGATAATTGCTGTTCAATACGAACTTGTGTTTGCAATATATTATTTACTTGCTGTTTAAGCTCATCAATTGCAGTTTCATGTTTTGAAACATATCTATCCAATCGCTCATGCGCTTTTGTCGCTGTGCTTTCATTCTTTTCTATCTTGTTGGCAAGAGTTGACATTTTCCAAACTGTCGATATTAAAGCTACTATAAAACTTCCAACTAAACCTGCAAATATTAATATTACTTCTGAACTCATTTTTTATTCCCTTATAATTAGTTTTTATCATCACCAGCACTATTATGATTGCCTACAGTGTTTGGACTATCTGTATTCAATTCCTGCATCTTTAGTTTTGCCGATGCCATGTAACTTTCCACCACCTCATTTGTGAGCGGCATAAGATTAGCGGGCAAGAAGTGATTATCGCCAGCATCAATTGAACTCAGGTTTTCTTTTCTCCTAACTTCATTTGGTGAAAGAATTCCGTTTTGTATCTGCTTTGCATAAGTTTCTATTCTGGCTTGCAAAGAAGTTTTTAACAATGAGTTATAAGAGTATTCAAAATATACCCTGCTTCTTTCACCCATTGGGATTAATTTATTTATTGACTGCTCAAATTGTGTAGCAATCGGCCTGATAGCACTTTCTATGAATAAAATATAAATACTTTCTATTTCCTTTTCACTATCTGAACCATTAAGCAGAGTTAACGGAACCCCGAACAGTTTGGCAATCTCTTTTTCTTGGAATTGCCTGTTTTCCAAAAGCTGGTTAGCCCGGTTATCTTTATAATCGGTCTCAATTTTTGCGTAATCTATCTTTCCCGATTTAATCAATGGCTTGCCTGCATTTCCAATTCCAGTATAATTTTGCAAAAACTTGTTCCTTAACTGTTGTATCTGTTCCTCTGTAGCATTAGGGAATTCTTTTGTAATATCTATAATCAGCCGGTTCCCGACATTGTTGTTGAATGAATTATTGATAAACACGTCCAATTCAGATGTATTTGCAAAAATTTGATTGCATTCGCTGAATATTGATTTTCCAGTAAGGCCGTCATAGCCGAATCTGGATGGGATATGCAATATCTTGTTCCCATAATATTCTACGCCATTAACTATATAAACTTTTCGATTAAATGAATCACGCTTAACTTTTACAGTGTTTGGATTTAACCTGAACAGTGCAACAGTATCGCCATCTTCATTATCATATTTGTACCAGTAACAATTGCCATTAAAATAATCTTTGACTGAACTGTAAAAAAATTGGAACTTGGTTTCGTCAAAGTTAGGATTATTCATCAAGTCATACAATGAATAGTTTTCAATTTGTTGTTTAGTTTGTGAATTATAAAATGCCCCTGTCAAATTTGCAAATGAAGAAGCTATTAAGTCTATAGCCGAGAAACTTGTCGCATCCCTTCCAGTGATAATATCACTATTGCTCGAAAATATTGTGTTTATTCTGTTATCTGATAGATTTCTTCTTTTGAAAATTCTCTCGAATATATTCATAGTATTCCTTTATATTTAGTATTAAAATAGATTTAAAACAGAATTGAAGTCTGTATTCACTGGGATATGATTTTCATTAGCCCTACATCTTGACAGAGCCATAATAGACGATATAACACCATCTATTTTTTTTGTAGAACTCTTATCTTCTTTTAGCGGCTTGTAATTATTATTCACATCTGGTTTAATAACCGCATTTCCTACCATCCATGTCATGCACGGATTATCACAATGTATTTTCTTCTCATAAATCAGTCTTTCAAAATCTTTGCTCGGTATCGCCATTGATTTTAAGCTCTGGTCAAACTGAACTAATAAAGTATTTGGAAACAATTCTTCCAAGTTATTAATTAAACGGTTTGAATTCCACTTATCATAAGCAATCTCAACAATATTGAAATCTTTTGCAAACTCTTTCAAGTCCTTTTCTAAATAGCTATAATCAATTATATCTCCAGGTATAGAAGTTACTATCCCATCTATGACCCACTTATTTATATTGATGTTTTCATGTTTATATCGCTCATTTATTGTTTCACTCGGTACATAAAACTTATGGTACAGGTAAAAATGATTATCTTCTTCAATACATAGTGTCATAGCCGTAAAATCGCCGACACTTGAAAGGTCAAGCCCAATGTAAACATCTTTTTCCAGAAAATTTTCCAAATTTTTCGTATTTTTCAATTCCAGCCACTTTTGAAGCGGAATCCAGTTCGTAATTCCTCCAGATTGCCAAATTCCGCAAGTTTTCGCCTGAAAATCTGCATGATGGGACGGCGTTATCAGCGCATCGGCTAAATCGTTGTCCAAAATTTCCGGTCTGATGATTGCACCGAGTGACGGATTAGCTTTGATGTAATTTTTTCGGTCTTTCCAGTCATCTCCGTCATCGTATGCGTAAATTATCGTGAAATATGTATCGTCAGTGAGCAGCCCATTCAATATTTTGCGGGCTTTTTCATTTTCAGCGTAGCAAGGGCCTGAAATATTGGTTCCTGCCGATGTAATTATCAATACTAAATTGTTTTTTCGAGCCCTGCCGCCATACTTGAAAGCAGTAATAATTTTGTCAGTGTCATAACTCCAAAATTCGTCAACAACAGAGCAAGAATTTTTATATGAATCGGTTCCCCTTGTTTCGGAAGTGAAGAATTGAATAAACTTGCTCCCAATACGGATACCTCCCTCGGTAATAAACATATTTTTATCTATCGTGAATGTGTCAAGAAATATTTGTTTTAACTCGGTATATGTTTTTCCTGATTGGTTGCCGTCCTTGCTGACAAAAAAGGCTTCCGCTGAATTTGTAGTTATAAAGTCATAAAGAATTATCGGGAACAATAATGAAGTTGTCTTGCTATTTTTTCGGGCAACTTCTACATAACTTGTTCTGAACCTTCGCCTTGAATTGTCTAACTTGTGAACCCATCCAAACAGATTATAATATATAAATTTGTGCCAAGATAGCAATTGTAATTTTGCATTTAAGTCTGGTATCTGCAACTGCTCTGCAAAGTCAATAATTTTATCAGCTTGCTCTATAGACAATTCATATAGGAAATCCTCATCTTTCTGGCGTTTCAAGTCATTTAAGAATCTTTCAATGGCTTTCTTGGTATAAATACCTGATAGTATCTTTCCAGATTTTATATCCTTACAATATTGCGTTACATCTTCATAATGCTTACTGGAAATTGCTGATACTGATTTTTTTGTTTTCGTCTTTGCTATCATCTTTATTTACCTGATGTTTTGAAATTGAGAAATATGTTTTAATTTGCTCTATCATAACTGAATTGACATTTTTATATATATCGGGGTTAGTAGTTATATCAATATTTTTTAAGCGCGCGCTTAATTTATTATATTCGTCATATAGCGCTTCCTTCATATTATCCAAGCGCGCTGAATCAGAATCTATTAATTTTATGCCGTGTCTGTCTTGTCTGTATGTTCCATCATTAATATGCGCTTCTAATGGTTTTATTTTACCGCCTTTGGGCATTATTATCCTCTTGTATAATTAGTATCAAATTGTAAAATGTCACGGGATAAAAGGAAAGAGGGGTGTGGGTGTTGTATGATTTTTTCAAATTTTTCTGGCGAAGGGGGTATGGGGTCGGCTTGCCAGAAAATTTTTCAGGGGTGCCCTGAAAATATATTCAAAATTTTTTTTATAAATA